TATAAAAACGAGGAAGTGAAGGACTTAAATATAAGAGAATGGATTTATCCTAGTTGTAATGAAACTCACGATAGAGATATAAATGCAAGTATAAATATATTAAAAGAAGGATTAAGACTAATAACAATTCAAAATAAATAACGTATGTAAGAACCGTAGGAACTACGGGGATAGCCTGTGGAGAATTAGTAAGACATATGTTAGTATGCAAAATTCTGTGAAGCAGGAAACCTGTGACTTTAGTCATGGGAGGTTCAGGCTAGTATTACTCATTATTGTATTCAAAAGCTAAAGTGGAAACCTAGTGAATATATGAATTTAGAAGTTAATGAGAGAGCATTAGCAGCCGACTCAATACTTATTAAAATTGAAGATGAAGAAGAAACAATGAAAGAAGCTGAAAGAGAGAAAAAGAGAGGTAGAAGAAGGTAGAATTTAAAGTTAAAATAGTTACATTGCTAATATATGAAAATGTTACAAATTTGGAAATAGATGGATATATATGTTGTATAGTATAATGTAGATAATATATCACCAAGTAAAAAACAACAAATAAATCTAAATTATGAGGGGTGGAAAATAAAGATATTAAACTTACAATATGTATATTTGCTTTTGTAATTGGAATAATAGTGTTATTTTGCTGTATAGGTCTAGGTCAATTTAATATGGATTGTATTATAAAACAAAATGGTGGGTCAATAGCTACCGAACAATACAACATATATTTAGAACAATCTATTTCACAATATAGAAATTTTGGTTCTATACTGGTTTTACTAGGAGGAATAGGAATACTGTTTGATAAAAGTGTCAGAAAATACTAAAAAAGTATATTTTTATTTAGGATGTGATGAATGATATGGCAAGAGATGTATTTAGTGTAAAGATGACACCACTAGAAGCACAGAAAATGGTAGAAAAAAATTTGGAAGCAGATTTAGTTTCTGTTGATATTTATAACCTAGAAAATAATAAGTCTATAATAGTTACAATCTTTGAAAAATATTATGCAAGAAGCAATAGTGATGCAGGTTTGGTAGTGATTTGTGAAAATACTACAGGAAAAACACTTGTTAAAATTACCTCAACTGGTAGTGCAATTGGACTATTTCAGATTGATTGGGGAACAGGTAATAATTTGATTAAAAGAGTAAAAAAAATACTTATTGATTATATTATTTAATTATTTTATGTAGATATTCTTAGGTTGGTATGGAATTTGTACTAACCTATTAAGTAATCAATAAAACTAAATAAACATAGAAAGCACTTACAAATATGTAGGTGCTTTTTATTGAAAAAATAGAAAATAAAATAAAAAGTAAGATATAGGAAAAATATGTAAGAATTATATGTTATAATAATTGTAGCAAGAAGATGTAATCTACAATTTATAGAGTGGAGTTCATGTATTAAAAAATTATCCTCCCAACGATAAGAAGGGAGGTGAATATACATGGATAATTTTTTATTTAATGTGTTAGCTAGTGTAACAGCTAGTTACATAGTTTATTTGATTAGCAAGTTAATCAAAAAAGTAAAAAGCCACTCTACCGCAAAGAGTGACTTAAAGATTGATATAAATTTTAAATATCATCGTAAAAAATAACTTTCAGTTATAGAACTTCACTCTACCGCAAATAGATTGTAGTTCTTCTTGTTTTTATTATACCACAAATTAGAAAAAATATTGCATATAATATTTTTTATAGTCAATAAAAATATGAAATTTTTTATACACAATGATGATGAATCTAACTAGATGAATAAATTTAATTGTAAATAAGAAAGTACTTACTTAAATGGTAGGTGCTTTTGTTTTGCCAAATTATGCTATAATATTGAGTGAGATGAGTAATTTGTGGGGGAATTTTATAATGTGGATATTAGTACCAATAATAACAATAGTATTACTTATAATAGCTGTTTCTTCTATGCAATATATTTTAGTTATGATAGCTTTTTTGTTGATTATATATTCTTTTATAGAAAAGAAAATAGTTATGGGTCTTGTGTCAGTTCTTTTTTTCACTTATTCAATTTATCTTTGTGCAACTTGGGAAGATAAATCCTTGATAGCAGATAATAAAGTTGAGACTGTTAAGGCACAAAGAGAAACTGTAGAAAGAGAAAAAGAAATGGAAAGAAGAAGAATACAAGAAGAAGTAGACAAAGAAAGATATATTGAAAAACATGGAATGGAAATATCAGAAAATGATTTAAAAGTTAAGCTAGAGGCTTTAGTACCTCAAGAATATAAGGGGAAGAAATATGAATTAAAAGTAGGAAAATTTAAAAGATATAGTATGTATTTTGATTTAACTGTACAAAATGAAAAATTTAGTAATTCTGAAGAATGTAAAAAATTTGTAAAAGAAATTGCTAATGATCTTAAAAAAATTAAAATAAGCAAGGCGTACTTTAAGTTTCATTCAAAAGATGACGGCGGTATATATAATTCTGTTTATATTGATTATTTTAGAAACATACAAAATAATGTAGATAATGTTGAAAATTTAGAATTCAATGAGTTTGAACTTAAAACCGAAGAAGAAGAGAAGCGAGAACAAGAGAAAATAGAACAAGAAAAAAACAGTTATAATAACTACATTCAAAACAGAGTGGTTGACCCACTAGATAGAATAAAGAAACTAAAAGAGTTGCTAGATTCAGGAGCAATTACATAGGAAGAATATAATAAAAAGAAAAAAGAATTATTAGAATAGATAATATAGTAAGCACTTACAGGTATGTAGGTGCTTTTAAATTTACAAAGTATTCCATTTTAATTTTATAGTTTAGATTTTATGATATAATAAAAATATAGAAGTTTTGCAGTGTGCGATATTTGTTACAAAGTAGGGCTTAATACTTGAAATCTAAGATGTTGAGGGTGCGTGATAAGTGTTATCAATTGCACTATTGCCCGCTCACTGCAATTTTAAGAGTATTGTATATATGTAGGTATTGGAAATGCTAAGTTTATTTTGGGGTTTTAGATTAACTATATGGAATGTAAATTCCTTTGTTCTAATATTAAATTCTTTCAAGGCATCAGTTTTAGATTAACTATATGGAATGTAAATAAAGAAGGTGGAGAACAATATGCATGGGTAAAGTGGCGTTTTAGATTAACTATATGGAATGTAAATGTATTAATTAAACCTAAACAGGTTACAACATCTAACAGTTTTAGATTAACTATATGGAATGTAAATGCGCTTAACTTTCTCTTTCACTTCTATTCCTCCATTTGTTTTAGATTAACTATATGGAATGTAAATAGAATAGAATCTAACATATATACACCTCCAATTAAGGGTTTTAGATTAACTATATGGAATGTAAATCACTAGGACAGGCACTCCACTTCTAAAGCTTATACTTGTTTTAGATTAACTATATGGAATGTAAATTGCTGTGATTTCACTAATAAAACAATTAATAATTGTGTTTTAGATTAACTATGTGGATTCAAAATTAAATAAACAAAGAAAGCACTTACAAATATGTAGGTGCTTTTATTCTGCTCAAAATTGGTCGGTTGGGTAAAATAATTAGAAAAAGTTAGTAAAAACCTATTGACTGTAACTCGTTACAATATTGTTATTAATGTAACGAGTTACAGAAAAGAGGTGAATAAAATAGCAACTAAAAGTAGGGCAGAGTATATGAAAAATCGTCGAAAAGATAAAAGAGGTTTTAGTGTACTTTTAGACAAAGAAAAGTTAGATAAATTTGATGAAGTATTAGAGGAAAAGAATCTAACCAAGAAAGAATGGCTAGAAGAAAAAATCGACGAGGAACTGGAACAAAAGGAATAAAAAATAAGGGTCACTCCCACCGACCAAAGTTTGAGTAACCCCTATGACGTATACTATCGTATATCAATTATAGTATATGTCATTCCTTAAAAAAATCAATTATTAAGGAGTGTAATATTATGAAAAATGAATTAATGATGTTTGAAGGAAAAGAGATTGAAGTATTTGAATTTGAAGGAAGAATTTTATTCAACTCAAAAGATGTAGCAAACTGTTTAGACATAAAAAATGTTAATGAGAATATAAGACTTATGAATGAAAAGCAAGTTGTAAAGTTAAGAAATTCGGATATCAGTAATACTGACATCCGAAAACTTAATAATGCTGGAGAAAATTTTCTTACTGAAAGTGGAGTGTATAAATTAATCTTTAAATCAAGAAAAGAAGAAGCTGAGAGATTCCAAGGCTGGATAAGTGATGAAGTTTTACCAAGCATAAGACAAACTGGTGCATACATAAATAATAATGCAATACCGAAAAGTTGAGAGAAAAAGCAAGTGAGATTGAAAAATTACAGTTGGTTTATAACAGTACATCTATGTTAAAAGAATTGCTAGATGATGCAGGCTTTGACAATAAATCAAAACTATTAACAGCTAAAACATTATATAAGAAAGCAGGAATTGATTTACCAATAGAGATAAACGAAGAAGAACATTATTTTGATACAAAACAAATAGCATCTAAACTGAAAATATATTCTAAGAGTAATAAACCAGCTCAGATGGCTGTTTGTGAGATTATTAAAAAGATTGATTTAGAAGATGGTGAAGTTAAAGGTGTTTGGGAAACTAATGGTTCTTGGACTGGTACTGTAAATAAATATACAAAGAGTGTAATAGATAAGGTGAGAACTTGGATAGAGGAAAATAATAGACCTACCAAGATTGCAGGTGAGAAGAAGAATTATCATGTATTTTACAAAATTGAGTAAATTTATCAGTTGTATTAAATAATTTAGTTTAGTTTTGAGGGGATTAATACAATGTGTGAGAATTTACTTGATAATATGTATATTGAAAAGAGAAAAGAAGAATATAGAATTAAACTTTTGAAAATAAGAGAAACAGATATAGATATATATAATAAGTTAGAAAGTATAGTATATAAACTTTCTGAGAAAAAATTAGAGAAAAATAATAAATAGACATATAAAGCACTTGGATATTCTACTGTTTCAAGTGCTTTGTTTGGTATAAAATGGTATAATGGAGATAGAGAATTATATTAACCCAAAAATGGAGAAAATAGAGAAGATGATTTAGTTGACGCTTTATCAGTAGGAGTACTTGCAGGTAAGACAGAATCTCTAGTACTATTAGTTGGAAATGGAATAAGTGATACTCAAAAAAGTTTAATAAATAAAAGAGAATTTAGAAATATAACTCAAATTGGTGGAAATGGAAATGAGAAAGCATTTAGTGAAGTAGAAAACTTAGTTAAATAGATTAGAAGGTAGCAACTAGAGTTGGTTGTTACCTTCTTTTTTTATACTTTCTCTCTCTAAGTATTTTCTTTTTCATATCTTCTAATACATCTAATGCAGTAGTATAAAATTGTATATTATTTCTATAAGGTATAGCTATTGGAAGAATGCCCTTGTTAACTAAAAAAATAAGAAGTACAATAAATAAAAGTGTCATAATCATTCTAATAAAATAATTAGTGATATCTGATAAATCAAATGTTAAGTTAATTGTTGTAGAAAATACAACAGCCATAATAGATATATACAAAGCAAAAATGGGGTTACTATTTTTTTGTAACTGTCCTTTAAGCCTAGATTGCTCTATTTCTATATCTTGAATACTTTTTATGGAATCCATTTCACTATAATACTTATAAACTTTTAAATAATATTTTTTATACTTGTTTAAAGCTTCTTCATTATCTTTAAGGTCTTTGTCACTTAACTCTGATTTAACTTCCCCAAAATCCATAAAATCCCTCCTACAATGTTATATAATATACTTTAATTTATAGCATATTTAAGAACTTATATCAGCAATTTGTCGAACGATTTTAGCTAAAAATAGAGTATAATGATAGGCTTATTATTTATAAGATATTATTTTTTATATAGTTATATATTTCTTTCTAATTAGATAATATAATGCTGTTGTTATAATGGCTACTAATATTATTGCTATTATTGTAATATCTAATCTTCTTGTAAATAAGCCTATTGCTATATACTCAAGACCTGTTACATAGCGATAAAGTACTTCTAGTTTAACAGTTTTTTTCTTATCTATATTTCCATATATTGATTCTAATTTATTAAAATATTTTTTACTACAAAAAGCAGTTTTAGGTTTAATTAAATATATTATTGTAGTTCCTATTATAACTATTATTCCAATAAGTATAAGATTGATATTTCCAAAATCCATAGCAGATACCTCCTATTAAATTTGCTTTTCTTAATCAAAGTATATCAGTAACACAAGTACAAAGAGCATCTAAAATATTACAAATATTAACAGGATAGATAAAACTATAGTAAAAATTGTAATAATAAAGCGAACGAAAATTATCATACTAAAACATAAGACATGTTATAATTGTATTAGATAGAAGATTAACATACACCAAAGCACTCCTTACAATAAAGAGTGCTTATTTTTTTGAAATTCATCAATATATAAACTATCAAGAACCTTATTCAACACACCTTAAAATCGATTTAAATAGCTCTTTTTGATAACATAATTTATATGATATAATAAAAAAATAGAAGTGTACCACCAATACACTTCTATAGCTATAACTAAGCATTCTCTTGCTGGGGGAGTGCTTTTTTCATTTCTCCAAACAACATTATTTACTTCATTAGTAATTATCAAATCAATCTCATTATCTTTCAAAATCTCTGTTGCAGTACAAATTAGATTATCTAAGTCAAAACTTCGAGTTATCTCTAGTTGTTTGTTATTTACTTCTCTTTTTAGTATATAAGTTTTAAAATACAT